TCCGTAAACTTCTTAAACTCCAAACAGAAACGCAGGAAACAAAACGGATCACTAGCCTCTGTCCACCAATCGGTTCCGTGTGGATCATTCGCAGCTTCAAGTATAAACTTCTGTCGTTTACCTACCCACTCTAGCCTCTCCGCTCTTGTACCCTTCACTCCCCACATGTTCGCACCGTGTACCAGTACAGCTTCCAAGTCCTCTTCATCCACCACTTGTTGACCATTCTTAAAGTCTAACAAACTCTTAGCTAAATCAGAACCTTGTGGGTGTAAATAATACGGAATAGCGTACACTCGGCCTCTGTAATCACAACGATACGGAAAGTATATCTTATCCCACTTACTGTACATTTTAGCCAAGTGTAAAATACGACAAGCTTGGTATCTTTTAGAGCTGTTACTGGCGTTGGTCTGTTTAATATCTTTCTGTTTTAATTTCCAGATACTCAGCTCCTGTTCATCACCACCTGTGTAGTATGGTTGCTCAGGTATCTCTCCAAAATTAGGTATGTTTCCTACTACCCGTTCATTCTCCCAACACTTCAATGTAATATCTAACATGACGCTGTTGATCTGCCACTCTACCTTCTGTAATCGGTTAACAGCAGACATTACATGCTCGTAGTTATTCCCTTCAAACCATTCAACAGGTTTACCAGTAAAGAATTTCTGTGCAGGTAGTTGTTCTATATCGTATCCACCACCCATCAGTCCGTGCCACTCAACAGGTCGGTCAGGTAATGCCATCTTAAACACCTGCCCCGCTTCTTTCCACTTATCAAAGCGATGTATCCAGTCCTTAAACTCAGTGGTAGGTAATACAAAGCGTTCCGGCATGTTACTTTTTGTACTGTCACGCATACCCACTTTAAATAGACCAGTCTGCTGTCTGATTTCCTCCAACAACCACAGTCCCAGTCCTACCTTAGCCTTGTGATGCCATAATTCAAACCGTACATCTTCGTATTTATAAAACTGTTTAATCTTACTCTGTTTTTTACGGTCAGGTATAGCTAACAGGTCTTGCTTGTTGTGACTCAAGTTCTCAAGTGCATACTTCCACCTAGCCTCATTCTCAAATGCTTTGCCGATACGGTGACCCATCTTTCCAATGGCTAAATGGTTGTCCAAGTTATTAAGGAATGTACGCAAAGCAATAACAGCAATTTCATACGGACACATATCCATGACGAAGGTCAGGTAAAGTGGTGTTGTGTACCCTGGACCGGAGAACTGATCGATGATGTGTTTGACCCTGTCTCCTAACTTCGGAGCACAACTCTGTAACATCCGCTTGCACGATGCTGTGTGACTACTCTCTCCCTCCTGTCTGAGTTTCGCTTGTCGGTTGCGATACGCTACCTTACCCCACTCACGCATCCTAGCTACATGACCCTTACTCATCTGTATAATTATTCTCGTTCTTAAAGTTAAACCATCCAGTGTTCATCACTCTCGGTTTGGATGTGCGATAAGCGATTAAGTTACCGTCCTCATCACGGACATATTCACCGTTTTTATCCCGCTTGAAACCAGTTATCTGATAGTTATTCCAGAAATACCTGAACCCATCGTGAATAGCTTTGTGGTCAATCGGTTTAGTTGGAATATTAATCCATCCGTCTTCGTAATAATCTTCGGTGCTCATCTCTCAGTATGTCAGCTTCAGCCTCCCAAAATAAGTCAGCTCTTTCTCGGATCGTCGTATCCTTCTCTGGTGAGCCACTCTTCAATAGCTTCTTCATCACCTTCAAATTCTTCAAGCTCTTTAAGAAGCCACTCTCTCTCTCTTTCTTCATAGTCTGCATCATCGTATGGGTTTCCTCGGTTAATATAACTGTCGTAATTTACTCCGTTCATTCTTCCTCCAGTTTCTCCAAGTGTTCTTTATAGAGTTGTAAGGACAGGTAAAGGTCAAGCCATCTTCCATCCAACTCTCGGTTCATATCGTTATTAAAAATGTGGAACATAAGTTCCTCGGTCATGTCTATTGGGTCAAGTATGTGAATCGCAGGGGATTGCATCGTGTTAACTTGCTTCGCCCGATTAACACTCGTGGTTTCTTTCATAGCATATCGTGGGCCCAGGCAAAGATCAGTAAGCCAGCTAAGACAAACATTCCAAAGGTAAGTAGGCTCATAGTGGATTGTTTGTGTTCTGTCGGATCATTCCTTCAATCGTTGAAGATCGGTTAATCAGTTCCGCTTGTAGCTCCTCCAGTCTGTCACGGACAGTTAAATTATCCGGAAGCTTTTGCTTAACGGACAGGTAATGATGGATCAAAGCTTTAATGTGATCCGTATCTAAATCTTGCATTGGTAAAAAGTCGGTTAAGTTATCAGTCATTTATTAAGCATTGTGGACAGGTAAGTTGTGCCTCCATTTTTGGAGATGTCAACCCGCAAGTATCACAAGCTTCACGGACAGGTAAGGATCGGTTTCTATAGTATTGCTTCAATGTCTTTTCAATATCGCTGTACATAGCCTCCTTTGACGGGCTTTGACCGCTTATCGGTAACTCCCTACATCCCCACGCAATAAAAGGCAGTGAGGAGCTGTGAGAGTCGATCCGATAGTGGAACTGTAGGTTTTGGTAGATAAAACTTACTGACATAGTTCAACCTCGGTTAATAGTTTGGTTAGGTAAAAGTTATCTATGTGGACGCATCGGTTGCCTTGTAGGGATGTAAAAATCAATACAACTTTGCCTTTTAATTTATCCCCTAAATCGTTTCGATATGTGACAAGATCACCTTCTTTAATTTGTTTTATTTTCATATTATTTAATTAATTTAGCATTGTGGAATCTAAGGTTAAGAGCTATTGCTAGTCTTTTACCTGCTTCTCTGGCTTTTGTTTGAGAGTTTTCTGTGATGGTTGCAACAGGTTTCGGTTTGTTAACCTTGTCCAAGCAGATTACTTCATATTGTTGTTTCATACGGTAACTTTAGGTTTTAACAAGATTCCTGATGTGTGAGCATGGCAAGCTATGTCGTATTGAATAGCAACAGCTTTAACTCTATCAAACAGCTTATCTGTTAGCTTGTCTTGAATGGTTATAGTTATTTCTTTGCCGTTGCCAGCAACAGCTTTGCAATATGATTCAATTAAGTTCATGAGGTAAAGTAGATCAAAGCGAATAGCCAAAAACTACCAAAGGCTAAGATGATGAATAAGGAGTCTTTTAGGAGGTCAATGAGTTTTTGTTTCATAGTGATTAGTTAAATAGAGGATTTTTAGAGATTCGTGTGAGTTTACGCTTTGCACCGATTAAGGTATTACATAAATCAGGAAAAGCGTGTGAGTTATAACTAACTTTGATTTCTTCAGTATGCGTTACGCTGTTGTAACAAATGTGAATGAAACCGCCTCGATAAGGTATAGTATTAAAACAATTCTTACTCATTATGCTACCACCTCCGATTCAATATGTTGATAAGCTGAATGGATGCCGTTGCGAATAAGAAAGAAAGCAATCCAAGTAATGTGAGCATTTATATCACCTTCAAACTCAAAGCCGTTGTCTTGAACTTCCTCTACAGCCTGCATGAATAGCTCATGGTTATATTCTCGCATCATGTTCACTAAATCCCACGCTTTGCTGTAATAGATAACATATTGGCAACCATCAGCGATTTCATGGATGCGTTCAGTCAATTCAATATCGTCTGAGTAGCTATCGTTAATATCTTCAGCCAAGCGTTGGCAGTAGTCTATATATTCTTTGTAATTTTTCATTCTATTTGGTGTTATTGATTTGTTAGGAAATAAGTTTGCCGGTGTGAGCACAGAAAATCTCTTCATCTGTTTCTTGTACACTTGCCATTCCAATAATGTTCCAGCCGTCTCGCATGTTGTTACGCATGGAATAAAAGATTTCCTCTAAGTTCTCAAATACAGCGTCAAAGGACAAACAAGCACCATCTTCTGTAATGAAGTATAAAGTATACATTCCAACTGAAGTATATTGACCCGCACGCAAACAAGCTTTTAACTTATTGATGCTGTCAATCTCTCTGTAATGTTTTGATACATCTCTTCTGACAGGTTTTAGATCACCACAGAATCCAAGCTTGTCTATTCTGTAAAGATCACCTTCGAAGGTGTAAAGCTTTTGAGTTTTGTCTGAAGGACTGAATGATTTTAATAGGTACATGATATATTTTTGGTTTTGGTTGTTTGAATTAAGAGTTTGCAAATTGCACACCTACAACATCAACAACATTGCAAGACAAGCCAAATTCTGGAGTAGTGCAAAAATATTCTGCTTCATCCAAAATGTCCCAAGTGTCAATGTAGTGCTCTCTAGCAAGAAAAGCATCGATGCTGTCAATGTCGTCTTGCTCTAGACCGCTGTCGTCTCCGTTGTAGATATAGCTAAGTGCATAGCTAGGTATTTGATAGGTATATTCGTTATTCATAAGATATTTTGGTTTTGATCGAAAGCTGAATTACTAGCGATGTTGAAAAGCTATGTCAGAATTTTATTTGATTGCAAATCTTTTTTTTCAAGATTGTTGTAAGTTGCTGTAAATCAGCGAAATACAAAATGAAAAAAGTTTACTGATCTTTACTAAGTCAAAGCAATCTCGTATATAAAGCATTGAATAACAATAGTTTATGAGAATAAAAAAGCTAAGTGCTAGTGTTTAAGCGGTATTGATTCAAGTTTCAATCATTTCAAAAATAAATGAAAATAGAACATCGAAAGAGAAAAAGATACAAACAAGCAATTCATGCAAATACACTAACAACGCGACTAACAAAAGCCCTGAATCAGTGACGCAAACAGCCTGCAATCTCTATCGATTTGCGAAAAAAAACCTCACTCACTAAGTGCAACGGATTTTAAATCCGCGGTTTTAGCCCTTTAATAAAAGGTTCAACTGTTTTTGTAGCCACTTTGTAGCCACATTTACTTGCTTTCGCGTACCTTTTATCCCTCCCCTATAATAATCTTACGGGTATGCGGGGGATTAATAACGCACGCGTATATAGCGTAAGCCCCTCAGATTTTTCTACCGAATCTTTTTGGAGTGCTACTTATCGCTTGTTATCTCAAGCATCTACATACTCTTCTAGACCAGCCCTTATAGCTATGCTTATATAGTCTTCATCGGATGCTACTTCTTTGCCCCATTTAACAAGCATTTTGTGGGTTTTATCTTCCATCTCCAGGTTTAGCTTTACGAACAGCTCTTCCTCTTCAGATATAATTTTAATGATCGGAAGGTCTGGAGCGGAGCGACTAGAAGCTTGGGTCAAAGGTGTCGTCATTGTTATCGTCTTCGATAGGTTCTCCTTCAAAGATAACATCATCTGATTCAGTCAGTACAGATAGTTTACAGAAGTCCAGACACCCTGCTATTGTATAGTCGTTAAGATCGTACTCTCTTTTAAATCGATACACGAGCTTTGCTAGTTCGTACTGGAAGGTGTCTGTTTGATCGTTGATATTCATCACTTCGTTCTTCCTAACGCTTTAACATTCTTCGAATGATTAATACTTATGTTCATGAGTTATAACCATATCATAAGACGAGACGATTTCATAGGTAAATCTGTTGTACGATTCTTGACTAGTGTTTATCTAGCATCTTGAAAAAAAAGCTTTACATGTTTCCTTCGGCTGTCTATCGTTATAATATTGATATTAAGATAGTACCTATAACTGTACTTAAAAATAATTATAGGTATTAAACAACAAGTGTACAAGCACTTCGCTTTAGAGTCGTATAAGTTGTAGCTGCTGCTACCTTCCTTTTAACAAAGATAACATTAGCAGATACTTCAACATCCATCAGATTAGTTACAGCTGTTGAACAGCTCATACTTTATCGCTAACGCTCTATCGTCTTTACTCACTATCGTTCGATAAAGACTCATTCGTTCTTTCGCTGTTACTTTAACAAAGGAGACTAATAACAACTCTTTAACTTTAACTTTTAAGGATAGGTGTGTTTATAAATAAACCACATAGTAAATCTAAAGTTAGACTTTAGGATTACAAGGTATAGCTATAACAATATAACTGTATTTAAACTAACTACAACAGCACTATATATATCTATTAAAGAGAGCTATTGGTGAACGGAGTGAGCAATAGCGATGAGAACGAAGAGAACAAGATTTGTTATACCCAAGTTAAAGAGGTTTTGTTATTACTTCTTTTATGAAAGCTATCAGTAAACTTTGTTAGTTCTTCATGAAGCAACTCTTGTTGTCTATCAATCATAGATTGGTTAACATCAGCAGCCATCTGCTGCACCCAATAACCAACAGCTATTGATAAAGCATCAAGACGGTCATCATGTACTAAGCTACCTCTATCTCTTGTTATTCTACTTAACTGATACATCATCATGTACCTG